GATGGACAAGCTTGGGCTGCCGTAATTTATTTACAACCCAAAGCCAAAATTGACACAGGCACAGCACTTTTTAGAAGTAAGAAAACAGGTTTAATTACAAAGTCAGAAAAGTTAAAAATAGATAAAAACGCTGGCTTTAAAGGAGAGTGGAAAAGCAACCACGAAGATTGGGAGTTGCACACTTACGTTGGAAATGTATACAATAGATGTGTATTATATCCAGCAAACTATTGGCATGCACCACTAAATGCATCTTTCGGAACAAACAAAGAAAACGCACGATTAGTCCAAGTAGGATTTTTCGCAACAGAGAAGTAAATGACAGACTATAATAACAACAAGTTTAACGAAGATGTAGCAATGAACATGCTACAAAATCATATTATAAAGACTTATGATAGTCATTACAGTATGAATAAAATCCAGTCAACCGAGTTCATCTTCGATGCTGGTCATGGAGAAGGCTTCTGCTTAGGCAACATTATAAAGTATGCGCAGAGGTACGGAAAGAAAGATGGAAGAAACGAGCAGGACTTATTAAAGATTCTGCATTATGCAATAATTTTACTAGGGGTAGAAAATGAGAATAAAGAAGCACGAGAACTTATCGGAAGCGAATATAAGTAAAGTAATTAGTTTGCTAGAGGGCGAGAAGCCTATAACTAAAAAAGAAGCGTGTGGTATACTAAACATAGCGTATAATACCACTAGGCTTAACAAAATAATAACAGAACACAAAGAAACCATGGACTTTAGAGCGAGACGAAAGTCTCAGAACAAAGGAAAAGGTGCTAATAAACAGGAAATAAAATCTACAGTACAGATGTATCTTGATGGATTTAACATGTCTGATATAGCGAAATCACTATATAGAAGTCCTGCGTTTATTAAAGGAATTGTAGAAAGACTCGGAGTGCCTCAGAAACTCTCCATGACTGACTATGAAGGAAGAAGAAATGCTATACTACCAGATCAGTGTGTAGCAGAGGAGTTTGAGCCTAAAGAAAAAGTTTGGGCAATCAGACAAAACTATCCTGCAATAGTGGATAGAGAATTAAAACCTGAACTTGCAAAAGAAAGAGGTTTTAGAGTCTACTTAGTGTGTACCGTAGAATGTACACAAGATGACTTAAAAGATACATACTTTCCACATCTACCGTGGGCTGGTAAACAATACTGTTTAGCATCGTACGAAATGGGAAGTTTAAAACATTTACAACAATATTTGTAAAGCACTCAATAAAATGAGCATAAGGAAACAGCATGGATATATTAATAGCCTTTTGGTTATCTGGCTGGGCGATAGTTATTTGGAAGTTGGTATTCCCAGCATTTAGAATAGCTGTATTAACAGACAAGACCAATCCTGTCCTTAGGCATAAAGAATTAGTCATAGTGTCAGTGTCAGTAATGGCATTACCTTTGACTCCGTTATTAATGTTTGCCGCCTTAGATGTCGGTAGGCACAGAGAAAGGTTCATTAGGAACTTTGTATTAGGATTATTAGGATGAGCAATTATAGAGGAAGAATAGTTACTGCAATAGAAAAACTATATGAAGGTTGCATAGAAGCACACAAAATGAATATAGAAGTGTTATTAGGTTCACATGTTGGACTAGCAGAGCATGGAGATATCATTGAAACTTTAGACCAAGAAATAGGTAAGTTAGCAGAACTTGAAGATAAATTAGAATCTTTGAAAAGGAACTTCAAATGACACACAACAGAATCGACTGTGCCATTAAATTAAAAGCTTTACTTGATAAGTTGGATGAGTTGGATGGCATGGAGCTATCTCCAACTAGGAAGAAACATACAATTGAAGATTGCAAAGCATTAGCGAGGGAATTAAGTTATGAGTCAGAGTTTATATCTGGTATCAAATAAAACTAAGATTGGGGTAATTAGAAACCCCTATGAAAGAGCTGTGACTGAATATCAGAACAGTTTGAACTATATTGGTTTTGATGAATGGCTTCAAGCTAACCCAATGCAATCACAAAAAGAGATGTATAAAGATATGGATGTCTTAATCCGATTAGAAGATTGGAAACATGAATTAGAGGAATTAGAATTACCTGTAAAAGATACTTCCATTTTGGACAAGCTATTTATAGCACCCATGTGGAACAATTGGTATACACTTAAGACTCGTACTAGTGTTGCTGACCTGTATAAGGAAGATATTCTCACATTCGGATATAGCTTATAAAATTTAGTTCTTGACTCTTGCTTAAATCTTTAGTATAATATATTTATAATAAGGAAATAAGCAATGAGCGATAGGTTTTATACACAAATGCTAGAAGCCACAGGTTGGGCTCCTGGCTACCGTAATACTTATACTCTTGCCGAATACAAAACAAAATATAATTTAACAAGGAAAAGAAAAATGGCTTGGACAGACGAACTAAAAGCTCAGGCAGTAGAGATGTATACTGCAGAGGAACCTACTCCTGAAACAAGTATGGAAATTGTAAAGATGATTGCTGACGACATAAACGAGAGTCCAAATGGAGTCAGAATGATTTTAACAAAAGCTGGAGTTTATGTAAAGAAAACTCCTGCGGCTGGTGGCAAATCAGGTGGAACTGGTGGTACTAGAGTCTCTGTTGCAGGTGCACAGGAAGAACTCACAGGTGCTATCCAAGACGCTGGAAAAGAGCCAGATGCGGCTATTATCAGTAAACTTACTGGTAAAGCAGCTCAGTATTTCGCACAGTTAATTAACGAACTGAACGACTAACTTTACCCCTTGAAGAACTCAGTCTGTTCGCAGGCTGGGTCTTCTTTTATCTTGTAGAATCACCTTGCAAGACGATACCATTGTTGGGACGCTAAAGGACTTTAACAACCCACAAGGAAACGCATGAAGAAAGATGACTTTATAAAGAATGTGAGTAATGCAGGCGATGCTATCATTACTTATCGTAGTCAAAACAGTCGCAGAATGAAGTATAATGTCTGCACCATGGACTTTGACAACAAGCATATTCAGACTAAAAGAAATAGGGCTAAACCAAATAACAACCAAGTATTATTATTTTGTTGGGATTGCGATAGCTACAGACTTCTAGTACCTGAGAATGTGACTTCTATTGTACCTTTAGCAGCGATATTAAAGAATGATAGAACTACATAATGCACCCCCAGTATACGAGAAACTAATACATTACAATGAAGAAAAACACGAGAGAGTTTACCTTACTGTAAATAGTTTTCGTAATACTGAGTACTTACATATTAGGAAATATTACCTAGACTTTGACGAAGAATGGAAGCCAACAAAGGACGGCATAGCTATACCAATAGACTTTAATAATAGCAAGGCGTTATTTGAGGGATTAGTTGAGATATTATCTATCTCCGAAGTTAAGTCTGTTCTTGAAACTCATTTCAAAGATGTATTAGATAAGATATACCTATAGCCCACAAAAATAATACTTGACAAATCCTTAGAATTTCTGTATAATATATGTATGAATAAGACAGAATACCTAGAATATTGTAATCGAATGTATGCTGAAGGGAACTCACAGTTGCCTGACGATGTATATGATAGACTTGTAGAGAATACTGAACTTGAGAATAAAGTCGGTCATACTCTAGAAGGTACAAGATACAAACATCCTTACCCAATGTATTCACTTCAAAAAGTCTTTATAGGCGAAGATGAAGAACCAAATTGGGACACCAATCAACCACATGTAATGACTGCCAAGATGGACGGTGCAGCTGTGTCTATAACTTATGTAGACGGCGTATTGTCACAGGCTCTCACTCGTGGAGATGGTAGGGAAGGTCTAGATATTACTGATAAAATTAAGTCTTTAGTGCCAAATAGAATATGGAGTAAAGGTATCAAACAGATTACTGGAGAAGTCGTTGCTCCCAAAACAATACCAAATGCTAGAAATTATGCAAGTGGTGCTTTGAATCTAAAAGACTTAGAAGAATTTAAATCCCGTAGTCTTACATTTATATCTTATGGTATTCAACCAGCAATTTGTGCTGATTGGATTGGGGATATGACTATGGTAAAAGATATGGGATTTAATACTGTCACACAAAGTGATTGGAATGAATTTCCTCAGGACGGTAAAGTTGTACGAGTCGACTCTAATATATATTTTGAAAAATTAGGCTACACATCACATCATCCTAGAGGAGCTTTCGCTCTGAAGACAAGACAAGCTGGAGTAGTTACTCGGCTCTTGGACGTTGAATGGAATGTCGGGAAGTCAGGTGCTGTTTCACCAGTTGCAATCTTAGAGCCCTGTGTGATTGGAGAAGCAACTATTTCTAGAGCAACTCTGCATAATATAGCTTATATAGATGCATTGGGGTTAGAGATAGGTTGTGATGTAGAAGTAATTAGAAGTGGAGAAATAATCCCGAGAATAGTAAAAAGAGTATGATTTGTGAAATTAAACATTATCAGCAGTTAACTGTTGATGAACTCTATCGCGTAATACAACTAAGAATACAAGGATTCATTGTAGAAAACAAAGTATGCTATCAAGACTTAGAAGATAAATACGACAAGCATCAATATTATATGATGTGGTATGAGAATGGTGAAATGATTGGAGTCAATGCTTTATGCTATAAAAAGAAATTTAAAGGAGATGATGGAACTATATATGAATATCCTGCGTTCCGTAGACAGGCGTGGATGTCTGAATACAAAGGCGGATGTACTACTAGAGATTTGACTGAAGGCAAGAAGTTCTGTATGAAAAACTATGGAAGTCCTAGAATGATGCTAGAAATAACTTATGAAGGAGGCAAACAACCTTTCTTAGACTTTGGTTTCAAAGAAGTAGGCACAAACACAGACTCAGCAGGAAGAAAGAATTGGATATTTGTATATGAGCCCGATACTTATTAACATAGATGTCTCAGGCATCTGCAACGAAACATGTAACTACTGCCCTCGTAGTAGTGGATATCCTAATGCAAAGGAGTATATGTCTATTGACTTATTTAAACAGTTTGTATCAACACTACATAGTTTTAAAGGGACAATATGTTTCACAGGCAGAGGAGAAAACTCTCTGCATCCCGACTTTGGCACTCTCGCCTTAATATTACATCACGATAATAGAACATATAGAACAAGAATCTTAACTAATGGTTATAAATTAGAACAAAAGATGCAGTACTTTAACTTGTTTGATACATTAATAATTAATAGTTATAAATCTAAAGAACAAATGGAAGAACGTAAAAAGCTGATGCCTAGAGCAAAACATAGATACTGGGACCAAAGTATAGAGCCAGAGGAATGGGGAGAGACTCCAATTCAAGTGTCTAATAGAAGTGATATTTATAATCGTATTGCTACAGATAGGTCAGCTATTAATGAAGTATGTATTCTACCTAAGACTAAAGGTTGGATTCATTGGGACGGCAGCATACAAATGTGCTGTAATGATTGGACAGATACTAATGTATTTGGAAATATTAAAACAGATAACTTCTTTAATGTATGGGAACACAATCCTGAACTACAGAAGTTAAAACAAGAATTATGGGAAGGTAATCGTGCAGCAAATCCAATTTGTGCAACATGTAATAGATTACCAACTAACAGAGATAGGAATAAGATAAAATGGCTGAAAAAATTAGAGATGATATAGACGCAATAGTAAACCTTAGTGGTGGACTAGAATGTGCTGCAGCTCTATGGTATGCAGTCGCCAAAGGATATACCCCTGTTGCTTTACATTTATATAATAAAGAAGGTTGGGGAAATGTAGCAGATGCACAATTAGCAGCTGCCCAAGAACAGGCCGACTATATGGGTGTTAGACTTCTAGTAGACGAGGCTAATATGCCTCAACAAAATAGAAGAAACAACTACCCAGTTTTACAACATCTATCTGCTATCTCTACACTAATGGTTGGCAATCCCTTTGTCAGATTCAAAGCTATTATATGGGGAGCAAACTCTGATGATTCATTTAGACAGAGATTACAATTAAAGTTTCCATTTAGAGCAATAGCTTGTGGGTGGAGTCAGACGCTAGACCCACACGGGATTAAACCACACCATATAATTAAACTACCTACTAATGTATTTCCTTTTGAATGGATGCAGAAGTCCGAACTTGTGGCAATGTTGCTGAAAGCCGAGCCAGAGTTATTGGAAATGGTGTGGAGTTGTACTGGTGAATTAGATTTAATGAGCAATGGTAAGTACTTACCTTGTGATAAATGTGACAAGTGTATAGAATTAAAATATGCGAAGAAAGTTGCGTGGAAGTCTGTACATAAAGTACAAGAAGGGAGCTTTAAAGAATGAAGTACATAAGTGATATTATAAGTAAACTTTTAGAGTGGTCTTTCAAAAGAACTGCACGAAAGCAATTTGATAAATCTATGCTGAAATATAGAGATAGTGATAACACATGAGTGGAGGAGTTTATAACAAAACTTACTTCGACAATCATCCGTGGGAAAAGGATAAAGAAGGAGTGCTCTATGGAGTTATCCTTGTAAACAAGGCAACATGGGAAAGAGAAACAATAAAGGTCGGCATCGCAAAAGGGCGAACATTCAAAGACGTAGTAAAAAGAGGGCGTGGCTTTACGAACTACGACATCAGAATACAGAGAATATGGAGCGGGACGATATACGACTGCTGGAGATGGGAGCAGAAGCTACACAAGAAATATGAAATGGACAGACATAAGACACAGCATCATTTCGGTGGACACACCGAGTGCTTTGTCATGGACTCAAAAATACTGGAGGACTTCCCCAAGAAGCATGAAATATTTAGGGATTAGTGAAGGTTTTCACGATGCAGCTGTAGCTGTAGTAAATAATAATCAGATACTCTTTGCTACACACGCCGAGAGATATACAGGAGTAAAGAACGAAAGGTATGTTCCCGACTTCTTAAAAGCAAGACACGACCTTAGTATATTCTATGAAGATACAGACTTGAAGAATATGCGTAGATTAAAGAATGGTCAAAAAGCCACTATCAATGGCGAAGAATACGATACATTTGTAGGACATCATGAGAGTCATATGGCAGCAGGATATTATACTGCTCCTTTTAAAGATGATGTAGTATGCGTTGTAATAGATGCAATCGGTGAGTACGATACAGCAAGTATATGGAAAGATGGAGAGAAAGTATGGAGTCGAACATATCCAGACTCCCTAGGATTATTTTATAGTGCTATCACGAAACGCATCGGATTAAAACCAAACGAAGATGAATACATAACAATGGGTATGGCAGCGTATGGAACGCCCTGTGTAGATATGGGAGACATAATGCACACAAATCTGCATAAAGGAATACCATTAAAGAAATGGTTTTGGAGTACACCTGAAGATATAGCCGCTTCAGCACAGTTGTTTATAGAAAGCGAGATATTAGATATCATGCGTAAGGCTAGAAAGTATGGAAGTAAATTAGTTTATGGAGGTGGAGTAGCATTAAATTGTGTGGCAAATTCAAAAATAAGACCACTCTTTGATGATATGTGGATATTTCCAAGCCCAGGAGATGCTGGGAGTTCGCTAGGA